AAAATCTATGGGAAACACTTGATGATTTTGTTGATCCATCTGGTCCAATAATTTACAATCCAATCGCATGGAAAAAATAAAATATGTCGCATCCAACCCAACAAGAGTTTGTAAAAAAGTTATCATCGGATTTTCCACAAAACTTCAATAACATAAAGATGTTAGAAGTTGGTAGTTTAAATATCAACGGTACCATGAAGATACATTTTAATGAATGTGAATATGTTGGTGTTGATGTTGATGCAGGAAAAGATGTTGACTTAGTTTGTGAAGGCCAGCTTGTCGACCATGCAGATGGCACATATGACACCACAGGTTCTTGTAATTGTTTCGAACACAATCCACATTGGATAGAAACATTTCAAAACATGTATCGTATGACCAAAAAAGATGGATTAGTTTTTATCGTAGTACCAACAACAGGTTATCCTGAACATGGTACATCTAATAAAGCACCAAATGATAGTCCTTTAACCATTGCAAAAGGTTGGGAACATTACAGTAATCTTACAGAAGAAGATTTTCGTAAAAACTTTGATATGGATAGTATGTTTCATACTTACAAGTTTGAAACAAATAAGACTCCCGAATTATTTTTTTACGGATTTAAAAAATAATTTTAAAAACCGCTTGCCAAGACATAAAAGTTCCTATATAATAACACTATGACAAATTTTAAACACATATCCTTTACGTTACATCCAGAGTATCGCACAATTAATTGTGGTGATAGCTCATGGGCGCCGACTGGGTTTTGTGTAAAGAGAGAGAACTAATACATAAGTTCTAAAAAAGACTCCAAACACAAGACCCTAGACCTAAAAAATCTAGGGTTTTTTGTTTGTTGTTTCAATACAACACAGTGGTTGCCAGGTCATCGAATCTGGTATACAATACACACTGTTCTTTAAAAATTTGTCGTAGTTTATTGGGGTATAGCATAGTGGTAGTGCTGCGGACTTTGAATCCGTAGGTCCTTGTTCGATTCAAGGTACCCCAGCCATATAAAAACACATTACCCCTGACAGCGGCGTACCCGTGGAGTCAATGGGAGTCTTGCAAGCTAGTGTGTTTCTATATGGAAGATGATGCAGCGGGGTTGGTCCTGCGACTGGCCTTGAAAACCAGGTTCTCAGAAATGGGATGGGGTTCGACTCCTCCGTCTTCCGCCAAACATAGAAGGTTGCCCGAGCGGTTAAGGGAGCAGTTTGCTAAACTGTCGTTGCGAAAGCGGCGCATCGGTTCGAATCCGATACCTTCTGCCAAAACATGCCAGCGAGACTGGGTAGTCAGAGAGGTTTTATAAACCTTTTAGCGCCAGATTAGCGTTCTTGATAGGGTTCGAATCCCTACGCTGGTACCAAATGAAAGATGATTATGTGGAAAATTAAAATTGAAAATGGAATGATATTAAATGCAAGTCCAACATTGGAAGATGCAATGAACTTTGCAAAAGGTTACGGCAAGTTTGTAACCATCACCAATGATGAAATGGAATTTGTAGGTAAATTCGGTGTTGATACTATCAAGGACGGAAAGTGTCCTGATGGAGTTGATTACACTTGGATGAAACGAAGAAACATGTAGGTGTGACCCGAAAGGCTAGGGAGCAGATTGCAAATCTGTTACATGCAGGTTCGATTCCTGTCACCTACTCCAAACATGTTGTAGAAATACAACACAGTGGTTGACAATGATTCATGGTTGTGTTATACTTCATCTATGAATTGAGAAATCAATCAAACGTTCTTTAAAAATTTGTTGTAGTTAATGCTCCGTTCGTCTATCGGTTAGGACGCTGCCCTTTCAAGGCGGAAAGACCAGTTCGATTCTGGTACGGAGTACCATTTGTTTTGTTGATGTAAGCGCTTGAGTAAACGTCAACTCTAACTAACTATGTATATAAACGGTAATGCTGCAGCTAAGTCCGTTGAGCATAGCAAATAGTGCGTCAGCAAAACAAATGGTAGTTATGGGGGTATAACTTAGTGGTAAAGTAGTAGGCTTTTAACCTATTAACCAGAGTTCGATTCTCTGTACCCCTACCAAAAAATTTGGAGACACGGCAAAGTGGGAGAGTTGCGGCAGACTGTAAATCTGTTCCTTCGGGTGAGTAGGTTCGAATCTTACTGTCTCCACCAAATCCCGTTACTATTTTCGTTAAAATAGCGTTTGATTAGCGATAGAGATCCGGTGGCAGAAAACCGTAAGCGTGAGGATGGAAACTACCCTTAACAGGCTCTGATAGGCAGATTTCTAACTGCACACAGACTTTGAATAAATTGAATATAGTGTGAATCACTCAATTGGGGACTGGCGTGGAAACCGGTAGCCCCATACTAATTTGGTCTGTTCGTATAATGGTCATTACTGCGGATTGTCTATCCGCTTACAGGGGTTCGATTCCCCTACAGACCGCCAAATGTTGTTGTTAAGGAAATGAAAATGAATATAAACGATATGGTTGGAAAAGTGTTCACATCGGTGACACAAGATGGTCGTGAAATGGTGTTTGCTAATGATACTGAAAGATTTAAATTTTTGCATTGGCAAGATTGTTGCGAATCGGTTTACATTGAAAGTATTGTAGGCGAGTTATCAGATTTAGAAGGTGAACCACTTTTGATTGCTGAAGAAGTATCAGGTGAAATACCAGAACCTGAAGAAGGTGAATACATTGAATCTCGCTCATGGACATTTTACAAATTTGCTACACGCAAAGGTTATGTTGATGTTCGTTGGTTAGGAGAATCAAACGGTTATTATTCTGAGTCGGTAGATTTAGAATACGAGTTAGTATAAGAATATTCCAGTGTAGCACAGCGGTAGTGCAGTTGACTGTTAATCAATTGGTCGTAGGTTCGATCCCTGCCACTGGAGCCAAGCCGTTCCGCTTTGTTAGCGGATACTGTGACCCGCAGGATAGAAGTGAGGTGACTCTCAAGGGTGGTAGTCTTTTTACCGAAAGGCCGCTGGCAATGCGTTAACGATCCTGGTCGGGAAGCGGGTGGAGGTTATGGGTGTATTCCCCTTGAAAGAGGACATGTTTACAACTATGATATAATTACCGCCGCAGGATGCAGAGCACTTAATTTCGCCCTATTAGTATAATGGCATTACACCTGTTTTGTAATCAGGTTACGGCAGTTCGATTCTGTCATGGGGCACCAGTTTTTCTCTCTGAAGCGTTATCAGGTTGCGTACACGGTTTGGGGCCGTGTGGTCAAGGTTCGAATCCTTGCAGGGAGACCAGTTTTTTTGGGGGCAGCAGTGGGCTGCGGCGTTCCCTTGCAAGGATCGTGACTAGAAGGATTCGATTTCCTCGGCCTCCACCAATTAGGTTCAGTAGCATAGTGGCAGTGCAGCATCTTCATACGGTGCGTTGTGTGAGTTCGATTCTCACCTGAACCACCAATTTATGGGCGATTAGTAAAATGAATATTACACAACGCTACGAACGTTGAGGTGGGAGTTTGATTCTCTCATCGCCCTCCAAAATGCCGAGGTAGCTCAGTGGTAGAGCAGCGTCTTGATAAGGCGTTGGCCAAGAGTTCAATTCTCTTTCTCGGTACCAAATATCTCGCTGGTGTAATGGCAGCATAGCGGTCTCCAAAACCGTTGGTTGGGGTTCGAGTCCCTAGCGGGATGCCAATTTTAAAAAAGGTGATTAATATGAAAAATTTCAATATAGAAGAAGTCAGACAATACCTTGCAAATCAAGGTCCTGATACCAAGGTTTATCTTGGTGCCGATTCTGAAAGAATCAGAGTAAATGGTGTTTGGTATGCTGACTATGCTCTAGCAGTTGTAGTTCATATTGATGGCCGCCATGGTTGTAAGATTTTCGGATATGTTCACCGTGAATTGGATTACGACCATAAGAAAAGTAAACCTGCTATGAGGTTGATGACTGAAGTTTATAAAGTTTCAGAATTGTTCCAATCATTAGCAGAAGTGTTGGAAGATTATCATGTTGAAGTTCATTTAGATTTGAACAAAGATGATGTACATGGTAGTTCGTGTGTTGTCCAGCAAGCGATTGGTTATATCAAAGGTACATGTAACATGACACCAATGGTTAAACCAGATGCACCTGCTGCAAGTTTCTGTGCTGACAGATTGAAAAGAATTCTAGCAGAACAAGAAGCACTTTAATAATATGGAGAAATTAGTTTAGTGGTAAAACCACGGGTTGTGATTCCGTTATCACCAGTTCGATCCTGGTATTTCTCCCCAAATATGCCCCGTTAGCTCAGTGGTAGAGCAGTGCTTTTACACGGCGAAGGTCGGCAGTTCGAAACTGTCACGGGGTACCAACATGCTGCTTTAGCTGATGTGGTCATAGCGGTGGTCTGAAGAACCATTGAAAGAGGTTCGATTCCTCTAGGCAGCACCAATACACCCAAGTGACGGAATAGGTATACGTACTTGATTCAAAATCAAGGTTATGTGGGCTCGAATCCCACCTTGGGTACCATGCTCTTATAGGTAAATGGCATACCACATCCATGGTAAGGATGTATCCTAAGTTCGATTCTTAGTAGGAGCACCAACTTGTTTTAATGTTGTTAAGATAAATTCTTTTTCTTGTGTGATATATAATTCATCATCTTCAAAAGTTTTTATCTTAGTATCATATGATGGAACAAATTTAGAATCAACACAGTAGTAACCATTAGGTTCATATGCTTGATGTGCATATAATCCGTAAAACATTTCTACTGTAGGTCTTTTTGAAGTTGGTATCATATGGATATTTATTGCCCCGATGGTGGAATTGGTAGACACGCTGGTCTTAGAAGCCAGTGCTTCGGCGTCCGAGTTCAAGTCTCGGTTGGGGTACCAAACAATCTGGCGTTAGTATAATGGATAATACAGTAGGCTTCTACCCTTCTAATGGGAGTTCGATTCTCTCACGCCGGACCATTTAACAAGGAGTTTATTATGCCATCAGTTTTCTTAGTAAGTGACACACACTTTGGTCACGCTGGTGTGTGTAGATTTCTCCGTGATGACGGTGTGACAAAGCTTAGGCCATGGGACAATCCTGATGAGATGGATGAAGAAATGGTGAAGCGATGGAACGAAACAGTAAAACCAACTGATAAGGTTTATCATCTTGGTGATGTTGTTATCAATCGTAAAGCACTTAACATCATGTATAGACTTAACGGTGACAAGGTTCTTATCCGTGGTAACCACGATATCTTCCGTGATGAGGAATACAGACAACACTTCCGTGAACTACGTGCTTATCATGTAATGAACGGAATGATTCTGTCTCATATTCCAATTCATACAGAAAGTCTTGGTCGTTTTGGTGTTAACATTCATGGTCATCTACATTCTAATCGTGTTCAGATTCGTGGGTTCAATGGTAAACCAATGGGTATTGATAACAGATACCATTGTGTTTGTGTTGAACAAACAGATTTTAGACCGATTCTTTTCGAAGATGTTATCAAACGAATTAAAGAAGAAGGTGGTGAGGTCGGTTTCAAAAGTGGAAACGACCGTGCTATGTGATGCGAGTATGGGGGAATTGGTAGACCCAGCAGACTTAAAATCTGCCGCCTTGTGCGTACCGGTTCGACTCCGGTTACTCGTACCAAATTTGGAGAAGTTATGAGAGTTTTAGCTATTCATAGTGAACACGCAGTACATCATTCGTCATGTTGCATATATGATGGTGATTCTATTTTTTATTTCTTAGAAGAAAGATATAGTGGAAACAAACACGATCCAAAATTAGCCAATTGTTTATTCAATGCTTTAAAAACAAATTTGTTATTTGATAAAATTGTTTTCAGTGAATTTCATAATTTAGAAGTTTCGAACAATGATAATTATGATGAGGTACTATTAAAGAAGATATCTAAATCTTTACCTTACATGACAAAACTTTCATTGACAGAACCTATGAAATTTTATGATGCTAATCCAGAAAACATAGAAGAACAAATTGTAACAACCGATGAAATTCTTTTGCCAGATTCTTTAAATAATTTAGATAACTATGATTCAATATTATCCGAATGGCAGAAAATTTCCACTGAGGCAAAAAAGTTTTTACTGTCATACTATAGAAAATATAACCATTTTCCTATTATTGAATATGATAGTAAACATCATCGCAGTCATGCCTCATTGGCTTTTTACAATAGTGGTTTCGACCAAGCAATTATGTTTGTTGCTGATGGCGCAGGCGAAGTAAATTTTGCAACAACGAATGATGGTAAATTTCTTACTTATAAAGAAGTAGAATCATTATACGTTGGAAATTATCCGAGTTCAATAGAACCAATTTATAAAAATTTTGGTTCTTATGAAGGACACGATTACACAAAAGAACTAGCAAGATGGAAAAAAAGTTATCCTGATTGTGAAGTTGTTTTTGGAAATTATATGGGTATAGGATTTCTGTACGGGTCTGGCGCTGTTCATATGAATGAAACAATGGATGAAGCCGGCAAAGTAATGGGACTATCTTCATACGGAAAACCATCAAACAATAATTATATTAAAAATAATTACTTTGTTGACTCAGACCAATTTTATTGTTCAGCACATGATTTTTTGCCAATATTTGAACCACCAAATGGTTATTCAGAAAACTTCAAATACAAACCAGTACACGAAAATACACTAACACAAAAAGGTGGTCCAGAAACAACGATTGCTTTAAAGACATTGCCTTTGCTAAAAATTATCACCAAAAATAATTATAAGCCATATGCAGACTTTGCAAAAGACCTGCAATTACAGACTCAAGAAATTGCTTCAAATCTAATTGAGAAGGCAATAAAGAAAACAGGTATAAAAAAGGTTTGTGTTTCTGGTGGTTATGGTATGAATATACTTTCAAATTCATATTATGTGAAGAAATTTCCTGATGTTGAATTTTATTTTGAACCACTATCAATTGATACCGGTATTTCAATTGGTTGTGCTTTATATCATTATCGTAAAGAAACGGGTGACTGTACTGTTAGACCAGTTAAAAACATTTCGTTTCATGGTTCAAAACATGATGTTACTCCGTATAAAGGTGTTGATGCATCATTGACTGATATTGCAAAATTGCTTTATGATAATAAATCGGTTGCAGTATATACAGGTCTGGCTGAAGCTGGCCAACGTGCATTAGGCAATCGTTCGATTTTGTTTAATGCTCTAAATGCTGATGCGAAGGACATTGTTAATAAAATTAAACGTAGAGAATGGTACAGACCATTTGCTGCTGTTGTACTAGAAGAAGATGCTGAGTTATATTTCGATATGGGTAGAACCAAAAAGAATTTGTTTATGACACAATCATTTGATGTTAAAACCGATTTAATTCCTGGTGTCACCCATGTAGATAACACATGTAGAGTACAGACCGTATCCGAAGGATACTTGTATGACCTTTTGGTTGAATTTAAAAAACTTTCTGGACATGGCATACTATTGAACACCAGTTTTAACCTTGCCGGCAAACCTTTGGTAGAAACACCAAAGCAAGCCATAGAAACTTTAAATACTTCAGTATTAGATTATCTTTGGTTTGAGGAAACAGGACAATTAATTACCTAAAAAATATGCTTGACAAGACAATGTAAAGCCTATATAATACACACATGATGCGGGTATGGTGCTAGTGGTAACACAAGACCTTGCCAAGGTTTAGTTGAGGGTTCGATTCCCTCTACCCGCTCCAGTATAGAATTGCAGGGTTAGTTTAATGGTAAAACTCCATCCTTCCAAGTTGGTGTCGTGGGTTCGATTCCCACACTCTGCTCCATTTAATGCGGTTTGTAATAGTACGATATAAGGTACCCCCTTATGTTAACTGAGCAAAGCAGTAGACCGCTCCATTTTGAGGACACTATGAATATTAAACCCTTGCATGATAAAGTATTGATTGAACGTATTGAGAATGTCAAAGAGACCGCTTCAGGCATCATCCTAAAACATTCCGAAGATCCAGATAAAGCAAGAGTACTTGCAGTTGGTCCGGATGTTACAGAAGTCCAGGTCGGTGATGTGGTTCAACCAGACTGGGGTAAGGCCGCAGCAGTGCAAGATTATTTCGTGGTGAAGATTGAAGATATAGCTTACATCTACGGAGAGTAAACATGTCTGCTGGTGGTAAAGGTTCTAGTCCAAGGCCGTTTAGTGTTTCACAGGAAACATTTGGTAATAACTACGACAATATTTTTAGAAAAAAATCACTAAAAGAATTAGAAGAAGATAAAATCGAACAAGAAGAATTTGATAGAATCTTAGAGGAAAATCTAGAACGTCAAAGACGGGAAAAGTCTTTAGATGCCATGGTGGCAGAAAATCAAAGATTAGGTTTATACGACAACTAATACAGCGGGTTGGTGAAATGGTATCACAGTGGGCTCATAATCCTCAGTTCCGGTTCGACTCCGTGACCCGCAACCACTAATCCTTATACACTTCATATATAAATTCCGCTTCAGGAATTCTTGTCTTTGTATTCTTACTACCCAATACAACAACCACTCTATCACCTTTACTTGTGTCTAATAGAATCGTGATACATCCACCAGATTCATTTATAAAACCAGTCTTACTGACTATTATATTTTGATAGTGTACTATCATTGGGTTTGTATTTCTAAAAACAAACCATTTCTTCTTTACTTTTATTTTTATTTCTAACTTGCGGCTAGCATAAACTATGTTGCTATATTCCGCCGCTTTCTTTGTCAGTATCACCAGTTCTCTTGCAGTACTAACATTCCTTTCATCCAGTCCTGTTGGTTCATAAACAATTGATTTTTCCATTTTTAATTGTTTCAACTTATCATTCATAGCCTTAACGCAAGCCGGCATACCACCAGGATAATGTTCACATAGTGTATATGCGGCTCTATTACTACTGTGTATCATAGTCATAGAAACCAAATTTGCTCGACTGATAGTTTGGTTTTTTACTGGCAACCTGTCTCGTATTTTTGTAGTCATTGTCAACATCTGGCTCATGTTAGGATTCGTATCCATCACAACCATGACAGTTAACAATTTTGTTATACTGGCAATAGGCCTAATCTTATCATAATCTTTACCACCTAATATAGTGCCATTTAAATCCGACACAATCCAGGATTTGGCTGTGAAGAATTCTGCTTTGACTGGTGATTGACCAAGAAGTATGGTGAAAAATAACAGAGTAATAAAAATTCTATATAACAATCGAAGGCTCCATATGGATTAAATATCATGGTGCAGGTACTCTAGACTTACAAGCCCTAGCATTGTTTATAGAAGTTGTATGCACAAGTTTACTTCCTCTTTTTTGATTATTACATTTATATTCACAAACTTGTATTCCTTTTGGATCCGTAAAACTTCTTTCCAAATTACAATAAGCACCAGTATCTTCTGAAATGCTTTTTGTATATATGATAGCATCCGGCATCAAGTTTATATTGATGGTTGGATGTGTAATCATAAGTGTTGCACTAGTGGTTAATAAAGTGAATAAGAGTTTATTTTTCATCTTCCTACGTATACCTTTGGTAGTGCTTCTAATTTACGTTGATATTCAGATTTGGGAATTAATCCGTCACCATATTGTGGATACTTCTGTTGTCTATCATATGCTACCCACATAAACACACCAGCCATAACAAAAATTATAATCATAACAGCAACGCCTGTAACAAATTCATCTCTGATTTTTCTCATTCGTGCGGCACGGCGTTTTTCTAGTATTGCTTCTTGTTTCATTTGTTTGATGAGAAGAACCTTTTGTTCTTTACCCATCTCTTTCATCATTTCTTCCACTTCGGTATATAAAGCACCGAGCTCTGGAGGACTTTGATAAATCATCAACTCACGCAAATCAATTGACATTTGTTCTAACTGTTTACGCATAAGCACACGTTGTAAGGCACGTTTACCTAATGATGCATCTCCGGTATAAACTTGTGTCTTAGCATTTTTTTCTTCTTCTTCAAAAACAGCCATACACTTATAGAAGTTATCATAGTATGTGCCTAGGTGTTCACCAATCTCTTGATAGATATTGGTAGTTTCTCCACCCTTTTTGTTTAGTTCAATTACACGATTTTTTTCCGCAACGTAAGCATTTCTTTGTGATACACTTGCAGGTTTTTCTGGTGGATGAAGCTTTTTGAACTGGTCGTCAAGATCCTTGAGGACGTCCTTGACTTCCCCAGCTGCACCTTTAATATCTTTGTATAGTTTACATCCGGCTTTGACTGCCGAAACCGCACCATTTGCGAGAGCAAAGAGTGTGAATGGATCCATTTCTTTTTATACCATTTTTTTTACTTGACATTATAACAAAAAAATGATATAATCTACATTCAGGTCACACTATATAATTATTTAGGATAGGATTAACATGAAAATATATGCAATGAAATTAGTAACTGGTGAAGAACTTATTGGTGAAGTTGAAACGGAGAATGAAAATGAAATGGTGATTAAGAATCCATTAGGAATTGCCATTGTACGTGGTAAAGATGGTCAACCTAACGTAGGTTTTGCGCCATTTCCAATCCATGCAGAACAAAAATCAGACTCTACTATTGCCTTAAAGCGTGAACATATTGTATACTACTACGTTCCAGCAGAAGATTTTGTCAAAAACTATGACCAAATTTTCGGCACAGGCATTATTCTTCCAGGTCAACAACAAATCATTACAGGTTAATGACAACTTTTTATACAAACGTACAGGCACTTGGCGGCAAGATTCTTTATCGTGGCGTCAAAGATGGTAAAAGAATCAAACTGAAGATTGATTATGAACCACAATTGTATCTTCCAGCCCGTAACGGTAAAGGTACCCATAAATCACTTGATGGCCTAGACCTTGTGCCAAAACGATTTGATGGCATTCGTGAAGCCAGAGAATATGTGAAACAATATGATGGTCTTCCAGGTGCTCCAAAAATCTATGGTAACACAGGATATCAATACGCTTTCATTGCAGAACAACATTCTGAAATGGTTGATTGGGAACAAGATAAAGTAAGTGTTGCAATTATCGACATTGAGGTCGGTTCGGAAAATGGTTTTCCTGATCCATACCTTGCAAACGAACCTATCACCGCAATTGCAACGACCTTTCTGAATGGTCACACTTATGTGTTTGGTTGTGGTGATTTTCGTAATGATGATCCCGACAATATAACCTATCTGAAGTGTAAAGATGAATACACTCTTTGTAGTAAATTCATTGAGTTTTGGTCCAGAATGTATCCAGATGTTATCACTGGCTGGAACACCAAGTTCTTTGATATACCATATCTTGTCAATCGTTTTCGTAAGATTCTTGGTGAAGATAAAACCAAGATGTTATCTCCATGGAACTATATCAGTGAACGTAAAACAAATATCAATGGTCGTTTGTTGATTGCATATAGTTTTGTTGGCATCGAATCACTTGATTATATCGAGTTATACAAATGGTATGCGCCAGGTGGTAAGTCACAAGAATCCTATCGACTGGATAATATCGCACAAGTGGAACTGGGTGAAGGCAAGATTTCATATGATGAATATGAGAACTTACACCAACTGTATAGACTGAACTATCAAAAGTTTATCGAATACAACATTAAAGACGTTGCGTTGATTATTAAACTAGAAGACAAGCTGAAGTTGATTGAGTTGGCCTTAACTCTTGCGTATGATACCAAGTGTAACTATGAAGATGTATTTGCACAGACACGTATGTGGGATTCACTGACGTATTCATATTTGTTAGGCAAAGGCATCATTGTTCCACCAAAAGAAACACAAGAGAAAGATTCTGCGTTTGAAGGTGCATATGTTAAAGAACCACAAATTGGATTACACAATTGGGTTGCATCGTTTGACTTGAACAGTTTGTATCCACACTTGATGATGCAGTACAACATTTCACCTGAAACGTTAATTGAACCAGAAAACTATACTGATGAAATGCGTGGTGTTCTTTCACAAGGTGTTACTGTTGATAAAATGTTAATGAAACAAATTGACACTTCGGAACTGGTTGATGTTACAATCACACCAAACGGTCAATTCTTCCGTACCGACATTCAAGGTTTCTTACCTAAGATGATGGTCGAAATGTATGATGACCGCAAGAAATTTAAAAAGATGATGTTGCAAGCGCAACAGGAGTATGAGAATGAAAAAGATGAACGAAAAAAATATGAAATCGACAAACGAGTTGCCAGATACAACAACCTCCAGCTCGCAAAGAAAGTATCCCTTAACTCTGCCTACGGTGCTTTGGGAAGTCAGTATTTTAGGTTTTATGACCTACGCATGGCTTTGGGAGTCACTACGGCAGGCCAGCTTTCCATCAAATGGATTGAAGCGAAAATAAACCAATACATGAATAAACTTCTTGGTACAGATAACGATTATGTAATCGCTTCTGATACTGATTCTATTTACCTGCGCCTCGGTGATTTGGTAAATAAAGTTTATGGTGTTGATGGTGTAGTTAAAATGCCTGCACAAAAGATTATTGAATTTATGGATCGTGTTTGTGAAGATAAACTACAACCACATATTGATAAGTCTTACCAAGAGTTGGCTGATTACGTTCATGCATATGCACAGAAGATGCAGATGAAGCGTGAGGGTCTTTGTGACAAAGGTGTATGGACTGCCAAGAAACGTTATATTCTAAATGTATATAACAATGAAGGTGTGCAGTATGCTGAACCACATATGAAAGTGATGGGTTTGGAAATGATTAAATCATCCACACCATCTGCTATTCGTGAGAAGATGAAGGCTGCCATTAAGTTGATGATGACTGGCACTGAACAACAAGTACAAGACTTTATTGCCGAGTTTAAGAAAGAGTTTAAAACATTACCAGCGGAAGAAATATCTTTTCCTCGGGGTTTGAATGGGCTAAATACTTATTCCGATCCAGTAATGTTGTTCAAAAAAGGCACACCCATTCATGTTCGTGGTGCAATCGTATATAACCACCATCTAAAACAATTGGGATTGACTAAGAAGTACCCACTCATACAAGAAGGTGAAAAACTCAAATTTACCTATTTGAGAATGCCAAATCATTTTAAGAATGATGTGATTTCTTTTCCAGGTAGAATACCTAAAGAGTTTGAGCTTGACAACTACATTGATTATGATGTACAATTCGACAAAGCATTTCTGGAACCAATCAGTGTCATTTTAAGATGCATGAAGTGGTCTGCGGAAAAAACTAATTCTTTAGAGGACTTTTTCGGATGATATTTTTAACCTTATTGACAGCATTAGGTTTATCTGGTGTTTCTGCATACTATTCGGTTGTTGGTTTAGCACAAATTTTTCCTGGTTCGTTTTGGCCAATTGTTTTTATGGGTTCGGTTCTTGAAGCTTCGAAACTTGTAACAGTATCATGGTTGTATAATAACTGGAAACAATGTCCTTTTCTTATTAAATCGTATTTGTCGATAGCAGTTATCATTTTAATGTTGATTACTTCAATGGGTATCTTTGGTTTCTTATCAAAGGCACACCTGGAACATTCAGCAGATAATGCACCACTTGTAGATAAGATTGCCTTGCTGGATGAGAAGATTAAAACGGAGAAGGAAAATGTCGAGGCAAACCGCAAGGCAATTAAACAGTATGATGAGGTTGTGGACCAAACTATGGGTCGCTCAACAGATGAAAAGGGTGCCGCTACGGCGCAAGCAATACGCCGTTCCCAACAGAAAGATAGGACTAGAATACTACAAGAAATTCAACAGTCGCAAAGCTTCATTGCCAAATACTCCGAGGAACGTGCGCCTCTATCTACAGAGCTTAAAAAGGTTGAAGCGGATATCGGTCCAATCAAATACATTGCGGCCTTGGCGTATGGTTCAGAGACTACTGGTGATGTTATCGACAAAGCGGTAAGAATGGTAATCATGTTGATTATTGTTGTATTCGATCCATTAGCAATTCTATTGTTAATCGCATATAACATGTCAATCAAACAAAAAGAAGATGCTGAAGACTTCTTTGAACGTGCTAAAGAAACCGCAAAAAAATTGAATAAGGATGCCAAACAAGTTGATGATGTAATACCTGAAGTTGTACATGTTGAAAAACCAGTTGATCCTTATGCATACCTGAAACAACCATTCAAACACTTTGAGAATTTGAAACCAATGGTTGCAAAAAGAGAAGATACTGTAGAAGTTAAAAAAGATAATATGATTGTGATTGATGATATAACTGGTGAAACCATACCGCCAATTACACATGAAAAGGTAACAATTGAAACTCACAACACACGAAATTCTGTTATGTATGAAGAACATCATATACCAGTAGAAGAACCTGTGAAAAAATTGGAACCTAAGTATGATTATGATGAACCGTATTCTTTTAAGGAAAAAGAAGTTCGTGATGCTGGTAAATTTTAAAGGATGAAACAATGAGTATATTAGACAAAATTAAAAAAAATAGCAGTATTAAAGATTCTGCTATCTTAGCTAAATCAAAATTCTTTAATGCTAAAGATATGATTCCAACAGCAGTGCCAATTATTAACGTGGCACTTTCTGGTAAGTTAGATGGTGGCCTGACACCAGGTCTTACAATGTGGGCGGGTCCATCCAAACACTTTAAGACAGCGTTCAGTTTGTTGATGGCCAAGTCTTACTTGGACAAATATCCTGAAGCAGCGTTATTGTTCTACGATTCGGAGTTTGGTACTCCACAGTCTTATTTTGATAGTTTTGGTATTGACACTGAGCGGGTACTTCATACTCCTCTTACAGACATTGAGCAACTCAAGTTCGATATAATGGCACAGTTGACACAATTAGAACGTGGTGATAAATTGATTATCGTCATTGATTCAATTGGTAACTTAGCATCTAAGAAAGAAGTTGAAGATGCCTTAGCGGAGAAATCAGTTGCTGATATGTCCCGAGCCAAACAAGTTAAGAGTTTGTTCCGTATGGTGACACCTCACTTATCATTGAAAGACATTCCAATGGTTGTTGTAAATCACACCTACATGGAAATTGGTATGTTCCCTAAAGCTATCGTTGGTGGTGGCACAGGATCATAT